ATTAACATCAAGAATCAAAGCAGTAATCAACCCATCAGTATTTGAGACTGTAAGAGTAGGTCTAGGTAATGAACCCGTAGATGTTTGTTCAAACCCTTCAGCTTTTATCGCAAAACTACTATATAAATTACCGTCCCAAGTTATACCGCCTGTTAAATCAGCATTACAACCATTATGCCAACGAGTAATATTTGAACTTCCATGCAAATCACTATCAAGTCTTAATTCAAAAAGCTCAATAATTGCACTAGGAGAAAGAACAGACAAATCAGCATAGACACTACTAATTGCCTTCCAAGTAACCGATCCGTCAACAATCTCACTTCCTATATCTGTAGGCCAATCAGGTTGAGACGACCCAGACGTTCCTGCCGTTACGCATTTAAAAAATAAACCAGTAACTTGATCTGCTGCGGCTCTTCTTACATCCCCTAAAGAATAATCTGTTGAAGCTGCCCATGCTGCTACTGCCATAATTTAAGGCTCCGCTACTTCTTGAAAACTTGCTTGAATCGTAGCTCTGTTTAAGTATGGAATTGATTTAGACCAAGACTGACAAATAAATTTAGAAGAACTACTTTCTCCTGGTGGAGTCCAATCAAAAGACTCACTTCCTCCTCTTGCTTCTAAAAAAGTAGAAATTGTATCTGCATCTGTTTCACTAATATTTTTCCACGAAGGAGAATACGTTTTTAAATCTTGATTAATTCCAAACACTGTTCTCATGGAGTACCCGTCACCAAATTGAACTTGCCTTACATTAGGGCTACTTGATTTTCTAAGTCCATAGCTTGGAGTGATAGCAGGGAATGTTGCCATAATTTAAACTAATAAACCTCCTGGTCTTTTTTGACGTACCAGTTCAGCTTGGATTGCACTTGCTAACATATTACCTAATTCTCTTCCTTGTTCCTCGTCTCCTTCAACAGACGAACCAGAAGCATCTACGTTAACGACAATATTTGCTCCTCCCATTTGATCATTAGGAACAATACTTCCATGACTATTTGGAACGAATAATTCTGGACCTTTTTCTCCAACAATGTAAGGTGATCCTCCTGATACTGGGCCTCCTGCTGCTTTTCCACCTATCTTTATTGCATCACTAAAGCTAAGTCCTCCTGTATTAGTACCTGAATAAAATCCACTACCCATTTTAGATCCCAAGCCTCCTGCCGAGAAACCTCCTGCCGAGAAGCCTCCTGCAAAGTTAAAACCTATTCCTAATATTTTCATTTGTATTTGCTTTGCAATCATTTGTGCAGCCATATCTAAGAACATATCTGCCGTCTTCTGGAACAAGTTTGCTAATGCCTGTTGCGCTGTCATTGAACCACTAACTATTCCTTTAAAACTAGAAGAGAACGCATCGCCAATCCCAGTCGCAACCGTTATAAGTTGATTCATTGGATCTAATAAACTTTCTAATTCTGCTTTTAATGCTGCGTATTTTGTCGCATTTTCAAGTTCTTTTAGCCATTCTTTTTCTTTTTCAAAAACTTGATCTTGTATTGCAAATTGTTTTTCTAAATCTTTAACTCTTTCGTTACCATAATAATTAATATCTGCTAATTTTGCACTTTCTCCCTCTAAAGCAGTTCCTATGTTTTGAGAAAGAGTATAAGCTGCTGCAAGTTGTTGAACACGATCTTTAATTGTTATTTCCCTTGCCTTTTCTAGCTGTCCAGCCCTATCATCAGCTAAAGCTTTTAATTTAATTTTTGTTGCGATAGCTCCTTCCGTGCGCAATATTTGTAATAACTGTTTAGCTTTTTGATCACCAATTGCATTATCCTTCGCTCTTAACTCTGATATTTGTTGTAATACTTGTGCGGTATCTTTAGCAGCAGCTAAACCATAAAAAGTAGAAGGATCTTTTCCATAACTTTGAGCCAAAGCTATTCGTGCTTCTCCTCCAAATTGAGCAAAAGCATTAGTAGCTGCTAATGCTTCTTCTTTTGTAATATTTAAGTTACTAGCTAATGTTCTAATAGATTTAGCAGTTATAAAAGATTCACTACCAGTAGAACGTATAGAACGATTTACAGCATCAATAGATTTTTGAAAATTAATAGCATCTTGAATAGCAGAAGCTAATGCAGTACCAACAATAGATCCAGCGAAGCCAAAACCACTACCTAATAAACCACCTAAAGCACCACCAACACCACCAGCAACAGCAGTTGTAGGACTTTGACCAAACAACAGAGGAAAACCTCCACCAATCATTGCACTTTGACCAGCACCAGCTAATCTTCCTGCCATTCCTCTCTGACTTGCAAAAGCTCCTTTAGGGTCGGCATTTTTACCAAAACCCAATGATTCCATTCTTGTTCTAGATACAGTTGTTTCTGTAGTTTTTGCGGAAAGTTGTTCTTGTACTGCTGCTGTTCGTGCCTTTTCTAATCGTAATAATTCTCTTGAAGAAGCTTGTTCTGCTTTTTGATTGGCACGTTTCTCTTTCCAAAAACGTGCATCAATAGCTCTCGACCTTCTTTCGTTAATTCTACGGTTTCGCATCTTTGCTTCTTCTTCATCTGGTGTCCCGACATACCTCCTTCCAAAAGCTCTATTTCTACTTCCTTTTTTTGATTCACCTGTCTCTGGATCTTTAGGTAACCTTCCTCTCATACCTGAAGCAACTGGGCCTAAACCTTGATTAACTAAATTATTTAATGCCGCCTGTTCCTTTACTTGTACCTTGATAACACTGGCAAGTTGCAACGCTGTATTTTTAGCTTTTTCACTAGAGGAATGATATCCCTCCATCTCAGACCTTAATTTTGAGACAAATGCATTTAATTCATTTAAAGGTTTTCTCTGCCTTTGTAACGTTTGGCCTATTGTCTCGTTTAACTGTTGCCACCACTTCACCAATCCTTCGACTCCACCTTTCACAGCAAGAAGACCTGTATACATAGCCGCAACAAGACCACCAGCGATCTTTGCTGTCTCTTGAACCGCTTTCCAAGCTACTAATTGTGTATTGACTGATTTTGCAACTCTTTCAGAAGCAGAATATGTAACTTGAACTTCCCTGTTATATTTCCCAACTACCTGATCTATCTTCTTTTCAATCTTATCTAAACTTTGAAATAACCTATCAGTTGCTTTTTTTATCTGTTTATCATTAACCGTAAACGTAAGATTCCTTGTATAACCAGTATTCGCCACTTATTTTTCCTCCAACCCAAACTATCTCCCTAGTTTACCTGCTTTGCAGCCTACTAGCAGCACCTCGTTGAACTTTGTCCCTTTCTTTTTCTTCTTTTTCGGCTTTGACAGAAAAATAAGCAACCCATCCAGTCATTTCTTCTAATGTTAATTTTTGGCATAGATCAGAAACAGTCATTCCTAATTCTTTTGCCAACGAAAACAAAAAATACCAATCGCTTCTAGCTTTTCAATTCGGCTTCAGCCTCTTCTACCTCCTTATCTACACCAGAATCAAGCATTGCTAATTGTATATCTTGTAAAACAGCAGCTTCAACTTCTCGTCTTAAAGCAGGTTTATCACCATCTTGAAATAATCTTTTTCCATCCTTGTCTAAGGCTTTTTCTATCATTAAGCCCAAGGCAAATCCATTAGCATCATCAATACCTGACTTCTTCTGGATTGATTCTCTTTCTGCAATTGTTAAAGGATGCCAATACACAGTTAAGACAGTTTCACCATTTTTAACAACATCATGTTGATATAATTGACTGATACCAAATTTGCTACGAAGGAGTTCAATGGCTTTAGCCATAAATATGCTTTTAAATGAATAACAATACTATACTAAGCGTTTGCAGAAAATTCACAAAGTATTACTCCAATAAAATGTGATTCATCTTCTGTATCAAAAACTCCAGGCCCACTCAAGTCCCTAGTTCTAGGTTTGCAACTATAAGTATCTACATAATCAGAGGCATTAACAGAAGTAATACCATCAATCACAGATTCACTAATTGCAGCTAAAACCGATGTTCCTTTTGATTTTGGAACATGAATATTACATTGAATTGACCCAGAATAAAAATCACTAGAAGCACCTTGATTCTGTAAAGCAGATTGCCCAAAATTAATTGACATCGTTATGTATTTAACATTTTTCCCAGGGGTCGTATAAGCAATATTGTCATAAACCATCTTTACAGTGGGATCAACATCCGTCACTGCATCGGTAATTGCCTTTTCAAAAGCAGCTCGAACTTTTACAAGTGTCATTATTAGTCCTGATAAGGATACTTATTGTACCCAGTACGTCTTTCTACTGGATTAGTGTTAGGAATAACTTGAGAAGACCCTCCAATTCTAATATCAGGACGTTTGTCTGAGAAAAATCTATCTATTTTGGCTTTTAGGCTTTTCGCAGGAGATGTACCTGCGAAATAATTTGGAATCCTAGACTTCTTAGAAATAAGTGCATAAGAAGAATATTTAGTTGTATTCCCTATGTAAACTGTTTTATTTCTTGTAAATTTAGCCTCTACAGGATGCCTTTGTTCGATAAAAGATTTCTGACCAGGAGCCAATACAGTTCTGCTGCCGCCTTTTGGCCCTCTCGTTACTGTTTTTATTTTTGCCCATTGAGGAAAATTCTTTCTTTCATCTGTTTTTTTAATATAATTGTTATCAGCCTTCCAACTAGAAGCAAAAAAACCAGTTAAAACAGGACTAATACCATTTTTCGACCCATCTGTTGTTAAATCTTTAACAACGGCACGGACAAATCCATTTAAATCTGCATCTATTGTTTCTTCCATATCTTTTCTAATCATGTCGGCAAAATCCTTTGCCTTCATCTCGGTATAAGATGTTCCCCTTGGGCCATAACCTCTACGAGCAGCTCTTCTAGCCATTAGAATCTCACCTGAATTGTATGTAGATAAACCTGTCCACCACGTTTTGTATCTATATCAATAATCTGTGCAACCTTATTCCCCCCTGCATAACTCAACGTAATCTCATCTTCAAATGTAGGTTGATGATCTCCGATTAAATCAGGTGTTATATATAACTTTGCTCGTCTTTCTTCCCTTCCTTCATTCTCTTCTGCGTGTATAAACTCAACTGGAACCTTTATATCTGCATAACTTGTCGTTGAAATCAACTGCTTTCCAGCAGCAATGTTATAACTGCCTTTTGCATTAACAGAATAAGTAATCGTAGTATCTAAAGCTGCCCCAAAATCAGCAATAAGTTGC